TTCAATAGCACTAGTAGTATTAAGTGCTTCGTCAATAGGATCATAACTATTACTCATGATTAAATATCCTCTTGTCTGGTTGGACTATAAGTTTGATCTGCCTTTAATGAATCAGATGAAGCTGTAACATCCTGCCAACTTTCATTAAATCCAAAGTCATCAGCAGGCCCTGCATCTGCAGGATTAGGTGTTGCTGTATATCTCATTTCACGTTTAGCAGTCTTAAGATTCGTATCTGCATATAGATCAGTCTGAACTTTCTTAATAAGTCCACTGGTGGTCTCAGCAACAGGACCGAAGAGATAAGTCTTAGCAGTAAAAGTTATAGTATAGATAAGTGCTCTTCTAGTAGAAAAGTCTCCTTCATAATCATCCTGAAAAGATATATTATCAAGAATGATAGGAATATCTCTTTTTTCTCCTATGGCACTTACCAAATCTACAGTTAAATTAAATGATGGTTGGAAATATGGTAATATCTGTTCTACAATCTGTAGTGCATCATCATTTAATTTAGTGAAAATATTTAATTCAAATCCTATATTATATGGAACAGGCATATAAACTTTCTTTAAATTTGTTCCATCAGATGTTTTAAAAGTTTGAGTAACCCCAACTTTTCTAGAAGCATCATAAGAAACATTATTCATCTCAAATGACATTCTAGGAAGTGTTATTTGAATAGGTTTATTTAAATCTGGTTGTTGCTCTAACCTAGCAAGAAACTTCTGTGCAGGTCCGTATGACAACGGAACCCTAAAGTCACTAAACGCAGAACCATCCTGCTCCTTATGCTTTATATTAATACCATTAAAAACAGTACCAAAAGCAATAATGGTTTTTCTAATTATCTCGTGATAATAATAAGTACCTAACATTACACACTACCAAATGGGTTTGACTCACTGAAATCAAGAATAAGATCTGCTTCAATCTCTATATCAGTATTCTGATCATATTTATCTAAATTCTCACCTTCTGGAACAGACTTAATACTATACTTAGCAGAAGACGCAGATCCGACAATGGTTTCTCCTCTAGTGAATACTCCATTTTCATTACCAACTCTAAGTACCATGGTATCAATATCCCAATTCTTAACTCTACCAGTTGTTCCACTATTTTGACCAGTAACAATCTCATTGAATTGATATGTACCAACTCCAGTAACTGATTGTGAAGCACCAAATGTGATAGTTGCAGTTCCTGTGGTATATCCAATACCTGCATCGGATAGGTAAACTGAAGTGACAACTCCAGCATTACTAATAAATGCTGTTCCTGTAGCAGTTCCTACTCCTGATGATGGAGTACCAAATGTAACTGTAGGAGCATAACTATATCCAGCACCAACAGTTGAGAATCCAACAAATGAAATACCAGCACCAACTGTAGTCAAGGTTGCAGTTGCCGCAGCTCCGACTCCATGATAAGTTGTAACTCCATTAGTTGCAGTTGTTGCTGCACTCACAATAGTGACGGTTGGTACTACAGTGTATCCAGAACCAACATTTGTAAGTAATAATTCTTTGACTGAATAGATATTATTTACAGATGTGGTTATGGCAACAGCAGTTGCATTATCTCCTGTTGGGGAAGTTGTTATTGCGACTGTTGGATTCTTAGTATATCCATAACCATCATTATTAAGCCAAAGTTTTTGTATGTATCCAGAATTAGCAGATGTAACTGCACTTCCTACCGCATTTGTTCCCAAAGAGAATAGAACCAAATCAGTGGCAAATCCTTGATCCTCAATGGTCTCATCAATTTCATCAATACTGGTATCAATAACCTCATCCTCATATTCGAAGAGTTCGCATTGTAATTGATAAACATAATTCTTACCTAATTGATAAAAAGGTTTTTCATGCTCTACAAATTTAACTTCAAATAATCTTTGACCTAAAGGGAAATATACTAAATCTCCTTCCTCAGGTCTTGTAGAAACTGTAATCTGACTATCACCTGCCATAAATGGTGAAATGAAATCTTCAAACCTCTCTTTTGATATTGTTAATGTTAATTCATCTTTTAGACTAACACCAAACTTGGTCATTATATCTCCTTGACCATCATAACCCTCATAGGTATTCACATAAGCTTCCAATAGAAAATTATCATCAAATTTTGATGCCGTTACTTCTCTAAAGATTGTTTTCTTATTTACAACTTTTCTGGGTATATAAGTTACTTCTACACCATAAATTGTAAGTTGCTCATTGATTAAATCTTGAACAAGTCTTTGCTCACTTTGTGAACCTTGGAGAAAAAAGGGATTTAATGCCATTATCCTATCGCATCAAGTGGTGGTAATTCATATTCACTAGCCATTTTCTCTTTGATATATTCCAATTCTCTTTGTGCATCATCATATATTTCTCTTCCATTTAATTCCAATCCACCAGGAAGTTTTACTCCTTTAAATTTAATTAAATTCATACCCCATTGACGTTTAATCAATTGAGTCAAATAAAGTTTAAGGAACCTATCATTATATACTTTTGTATATGTTAAAGGGTCTAATGCTCTCCAACAATCAAGAACCAGATAAGTACCAGCAGTTTGAGCTGCCCAATCAATATCCATGTATAATCTATCTTGTCTTTGATTAAATCTTATTTGTTTATCTGTGGTTAAAAGAAAATCAATATCTTCCAGATATGTTTTAACCATAGAATACTGGAGTAATTCAATTGAGTTAAATTGATACAAATCATTTAAAAATAACTGATATTTAATACTAAACATTCCACCAGAAATAGAACTAGTATCAAATTTAAATATTTTTTCTACACCAATTACTGAATCTGGAACCTGAAGAAAATTGGAATTCTCATACCAATTAGTTGTGATAGCTCCTGTCGTTGTTCCAATTCCACTGACAGCAGTTGATTCTGCAGTGGTAGTTACAATACCCACTCCAGTGGTGCCAGATGCTTTTCCTCTATCAATCTCTTCCTGAGTAATTTGATGCTTCAGATACATTCTCTCAACACCATCATAATGACGTTCATTAAATAACTGAAGTGCATCATCAAGCAAATCATCTATCTGATCATCAGCGACATTAATTTCTAATACTGGAGCACCAAGTTGTCTCTTACAGTAATCTATTAATCCTTGTTTAGTACTTGGTTTTGCCATTAGAATGAGCCTCCATCTATAAGTCCTGCAGTTAATGTACCAGTAACATTAGCAGTAGCAGCAGTTAAAATTCCTGTAATGTTTCCATTTACAGCAGTAAATTCATCAAATGTTATGTCATCAGAAATATATAGATCTCCACCAACATAAAGATCACTTGTTGTGGTAACAATACCTGCAAATGTGGAGACACCAGCAGTTACAACTAAACCACCATCAGTTATTCTTACACCACTTCTGGCGGTTATAAGTCCAACAGAATCTATATTAGTTACATCTTCATAAGTTAATGTACCACCAATAGATACATTACCATCAAACTGAGCATTACCTACAAATGTAGAGAGTCCTGTTATCTTTAAACTGTTACCAGTAATATTATCCAGAACTAAATCATCACTAATATATAAATCTCCACCAACATATAAATCACTGCTTGTTGTTACAATTCCAGCAAAGGTAGAAACACCAGTAACATTTACTCTAGCTACTGTTAATTCAGTAATTCCTGTAATCTTTGTTTTATCATTTCCTTTGATAATTCCAAACGTTCCATCGGAATATACCTGCAAATCATTTCCATCACCAAATGTAGCTTGTGCTAAGTCATAGAATTTTAATTTACTGGTAGCCTGATCCCATAATACATCATAAGCTGCACCTTTAAATTGTGCATCTTGATTAAATGTAGTAACACCAGCAACTGTTAAACCTGTACTTAATCCAACATAACCAGCAAAGGTAGAGACACCAGTTACATTTAAGGATTGAGTTTCAGTATTTCCAAATACAGTAACACCAAGTCCAGTGGTGGCAAATTTCTCATTGCCATTAAAGAATAATTTTACCTCATTATTAACATTAGCTTCAAGATATGTCTCACTACCATCTTCTCTTGCGAGCTTGATTACATCACCACGAATCCTTAAATCACCACCAGTATTTTTCAGGAAGGTATGAGAACCTCCATGCCATATCTGAAAATCCTCATTATCTCCAAATACTAATCGAGTATTATTAAATAAAGTTAAATCACTTGTATCGTGATTCCATCTCATATTGGTATTATTACCAATAAATTTTACATTCTCATTGAATGTAGAAATACCAGATAAATTTAATTGTTGTGATTCTAACCAAGTTGCTGATGTAATACCAAGAGTAGAAACACCAGTTACATTAAGATTACGTAAATTAACCTCATCAAGTGTTATATCATCAGCAACATATAAATCTCCACCAACATATAGATCACTACTTGTTGTTACAATTCCAGTAAAGGTAGAAATACCAGTTACTTTTAAATCTGAACCTAATCCAACTGGGCCACTTAAAGTAGTAATTCCAGAATTAATTATTGATGTTACCGATGCAATACCACCTCTTACATTAGTAGCATTTACCGCATTTTCAGCCGTAAGCGATCCACCAAAAGCACTAGCAACTACTTTTACCGCATTTTGTTGACCAACTCTGACTTTAATATCTGGCATTATCTCGTTACCCCTTCCCTTATAAGAACAGATCCTTCCACTACAAGTTCTTTCGTTTCATTGAGAGTAATTACAACATCATAGACATGTCTACCTGGAGTCAAAGTCGCAGTTTCTGCAGGAGTTAAACTAAGAAGAATTTTTCCCTGTGAAGCAGGACTAGGAATATTAGTAGTAAAATCTGTGGCAGTTGTAGAACCTCTCCACTTCCTAATTTGGGATGTAACAGCATATCCACTCAAATCAAATGCTGAATCGTCATTTCCCTCTAATGTAAAAGTCTGAGAAAAAGAACTCCCTGTGTTTATTACTAAATTACTCGTATAGACTGCAGCCATTAATTCTCACAGAATCTCTATATTCCTATTTAGGCATTGTATCTGTTAACTGTGTAATGAGAAGTTTCAATTCATCAATTTCTTCTCTCAGTTTATTTAATTGATCCTTATCCGATTTAGTAGCAGATATAGATCTCAATCTCTGTTTGTACTGAGAACCATTAGTATTAATAATAGCTCCCGTATTTTCGTCACGATAAAGATGTGAGTATCCCTCAACTCTTTGCATTATTTTAAAGCAATTGTACGTAAATCAGTTATCCTTGGTTCTTGTGCCTGATTGGTTCCAGACATTACTATCTTAATTCTATATCCTGTAAATTCACCAATATTATTTGCAGTAAATTGATATTCTAAAAATTCATTAGAAACACTAGCAGAAACAAATTCATCAGGAAGTCCACTATTATTAGCAGAATCTATTACTTGATCACCAAAACCATCTTCATCAGTATCTCTCAAATTATCATAACCAGGGAATAGAGTATATCTTTGATCTAATGTATTAGAATCTTTTTTGACTAAAGCATAAAGAACTCTAAAATCAGATGAAGCAGGTCTATTTGCAGAAAGAATAACCTTTAATGAATCGGCAGGTTTATCCAAAGTAATTAGATTTGAGACATAAATCGCACTATGATCATCATATAGAGAAGTTTTTACTAACTCATTAGTTGCATAATCAGAAGCAGGGTTATTTAACCTATTGCTTCTAAATTCTGTTTGTGCACGTCTTAAGTTAATTACTGGAGAAACACTCTCGTCAGAAGTTTTAAATTCTATAGCAGTAGTGAATGATTTATTCCTATCAATATTATTTAAATACTCATTCTCATTAACCTTAGAACATATAAGTCTTGGTGTGGTTAATTGATTTTCGGTATTTAACTGAACTGGTTCAAATCCTTGATCTTGGAACGAAACTTCATTTCCACCAATACTAGTTCCACTTATAGTTCTAATTGATGCCGTTGCTTCAGTAGCACTTGATGGAGTACGTAAATTATACGTTGGAACCACTGCATCGTACTGTATATTCTTAGTAATCTGAACTGAGTCTCCGCCTAAGAATGCTTGATTATCAAATGATAATTGTGGTTTACCAGTAGAATCGGTTGATCTATTAACACCATTTGCAGATCTATCAATCTCAATATAGTAATCATCAAATCCAATATCATGAGATGATATAATATGTTCCTTGTTTATTCTCCTTAGAGAAACACCATTAAGTTCATACTTCTCAACATAAGTTCCTGCATCATGAGGTATAATTTGAGTAGAATCGGTTCCTCTTCCACTAGCAGCAACACCCAAAGTTCCTTGGGTTGTACCAGAACCAACAGAATCATAAGAAATAATTTCATCACCAATTCTTACATATCCAGGATTAGTAGGACCAACTGCAAGACCTTCAAAGGTGTCAAAACCTGAAGTAGATCCTACACTAATACTACTTGATTCTGTCGTCGTCAATGCCACACCCAAATTAGTAGAATTACTATTTCCTCTAACATCCGTGACAGTTATTTTATTGTTTGTTGCATACATTCCATGATCAAACTGTGAAATGTAGATATGTTTTCCATCATTTGGAGTTCCATCTTCTACCAAATTTCCATCGTATAAAGTACCAACAACTTCTTGGATATTTCCACCACCATCAGTATATCTAAATGCTCCATTATTAATAAATCCTCCACTAGCAGCAGTTCCCTTTATATTAGTCAAGAATAAGGTATCAATTCCAGCAGTTTTAGCAGTAACACTAAGGAGTGCACCAGTACCTGTACCAGATCCAGAAGCACCTGCAGTCACAATACCAACAATATCACCCTGTCGATATCCAGTTCCATTAGCAGTGGTTACTATACCTGTAATGGTTCCATTTACATCAACAGTAAGATTACCTGTCCATCCTTGACCCTTTCCAGTAACTGCAAATGTTTCAACAGCAGATGCAGTTTGATAACCAGTTCCACCAGTAACAATTCCCACACGTGAAGCAGAACATCCAGTATCTACAATGGTTGCTGTAACTTCATCATCAGTAGCTCCGTGAATGATGGTTCCCCCAGTAAATGTAGAGAATCCAACAGTAAGAGTATCAATTTTAATTTGTCCAGTTTTTGGTAATGTTACAATTGGATTTGATCCAAGATGAGCACCAAAACCATTACTAGAATTTAAAGTAGGATTTGCAAAGAAAGCAGTACCACTACTCACAAACTTTGCTTTATATAATTTTAACTTCATATCCTGAAGTTGACTTGGCTCCCAAATTGAACCATTTTGTGACTTAAATAAACTACCAATAGCCCATTGCTCAGAATAAATCACAGCAGATGCATTAGGAAGATCTTGTGATTGTAATGTAGATGCACCCATGGTGGCAGTAAATACTTCGTACTCCATACTAGTTGGAGCAAGAAGAACAATCGCATATTCCTGACCAGGACCAAGATAAATTGGTTCTGGGAATACAACATTCGTTGCAACTGAACCATCAGTTGAAGTTGTAATTTCATTTGGAAGTAATGTAACACCTCTTCCAATTCTATTCCTTGTAGGAGTTCCTAACTCCATAGTTCTAACTTCAACTGTTACTGCTTTATTAGTAGTACTCTTATTGGCAAAGAATAAATCTACAGATGTTAAAAATATACCATTATCATCATCACCCAAAGATCCACTAGAATCAGGTGCTTCTATATTTGCACCAACAGTGAAAGATTGAGCTAAAGGATCCCAATAATCACGTATAGTGACATCTTGATCTTCAATCTCAATAATTTGACCTTCTATAGTAAGACTACCAACAGACCTATACCTAACAGCTGATGATGAAATTAAATTACTTCCAGTAGCAGGTTTTTCATTAATCGGACTACTTGTAAGTTTATAAGTCTTTGTTCCAGTTTCAATTGTGACACTTGGTGGTGGAGTTGTATGTGGATCACGAAGGAAGAAAGAACCTTGGACTTCTCCAGCACCATCTGGTTTCAATTGTATATTTTTAACGTAAGCAACTGCTCCACTAGTCTGTCCAACCAATCTTGTTTGATTAGTGATATATCCATTATATACACCCTGTGCTTCTGCAGCTAATGCAATGATATCAATATTTAATACTTTTGAAGTACTAGTATAAATTGCTTGTATATTTTCACTAGGAACATATGGATTGTCGGTGTATATTTTAGTAGGATTTCCAAAAGGCCCTTCTTTATGATTAGATGTCGCAACTCTTGCACTAAAGATTTCTTTTGGTCCACTATGATTTGTATCTATATAACCCTTGACTGTTTCTCCAACTTGGAAAGCAGTAGAAGAACCATAATTGATTCTTCCTGCATCACTCGCAATTTCGATCAACTTTGGAATAACATCTACATCACCATTTCCATCAAGGAACTGATAATGTCTCTCCCAAGGTCTCAATCCAGTGGCATTAAATGCAGTATTTCTGGATCTCATTAATGAATCTTCACCACTGAATATGATACCATCTCTAAGAGTAATTGATCTATTACGAACAGTATATTCATTAAAGATATGTTCACCACCACTTCTAACTTCATGAGAACTAGTATCAGTATTGATCGTTGACTGTAAACCAGAATTCTGTATATCACTTACAAGAGTATTAAAAGTATCTGCGTCAAGATTTGATAAATTTAAATGAGCTATAGAAGATCCAAACTGTCTTCTCCATGTTGAACCTCCTGCATTAATATCAGCAATTCTACGACGAATAGCTTCTCCTTCAGTACCTACATCTTGTTGTATAGTTCTACTCCATGAATCAGATTCTGGACTTAATGTAATAGTTCCAGATGAGAAAGAAACAACATGGAATGGATTAACATTTTCTTGTTCTGTTGCAAAGGATTGTTCTACCCATGGAACTTCATCATATTGTAAAGTAACAGCATTTCCAGTCTTCTGAACATTTGGATCATATAAAGGATAATCTGTTCCAAAATCTAACTCTTCATCAACTGTACTTATAGCAGGTAAAAGTAAATTGCTAAGACTATTTCGAGTAACTAATGGTCTAATTACTTTATTACCAGTATCAACAGTTATACTTGATTTTCCTAAATCAACATGAGTATCAGTAATAAAACTATCTACAAAAAATCCACTCTTAAATCTATCTCTACCATAAGCATCTTGTATAGTCATTGCTTCAGTACCAACTTCCAATAAAGATAAGGTAGTTACAGTTTCTAAAGATTCTATTCTATCTTCTAAAACTCCAATATCACGCATTGTATATCTTCTATTATCAGCAAGAGTTATTTGTGCATGTCTTGGATTATAAAGATATGGTGGTAATATAATATCAGCCACTAACATAGAATCATTAGAACTACTTGGTGGATATGGATTTTTAGCAGGTTGTCCCTTCACTAATTGTAATTGACCTCCCACATCCAAATATACTTTATCAATTCTTCCAAGATAATAATCATACCCAACTAAAGTATTTTCATTTGTTGTAACTATGAATTTAGGAGTATTTGCAAATCCAGTGGTTCTACTCTGGAATGAGAATGGTGATGAATCAGTAGCAGTAAATGGAGATACTCTTGGTCTAAAGTCCAAAGTATCAGTTGCTCTTATTCCGCTATCACCAATCAATGGAATATCATTCGTATATCTATCCCCACCATAACTCAATACAGAGAATACATCTCCTGTATCATCAACAGGAACATCATAATAGTCTATTATAATTAATAATTGTTTTGATGGTATGGAAGTATTTTTTCTTCTAATAATTCTTGAATAATCATAATATTGTTCTCTTTGACCTTTATCAAGATAAAAAGAATTTGTAATATCACTATATTGACCATCAGTAGCTTGTGAATTAATACTCTCAATGCTAGTCTGAATATTTGATTCTAAAAATGCAACCTCTTCATTTACATTAAATACTCTCTCATTAAGATAGACTATCCCCAATCTATTAGTTCCACCAGCTGATGGTGTCGAACTATTATTTGTAACTACTCTTGCAATAGTACCAGATTCCTTTCCGATAATATTTTCTCCAATTTGTGCATTACTTAGAACATTTGCAGATGAAGGAAATTCTAAATGATCCAAAGTAGGTGCATTTGCATCAAGAGATTCATAGACTGCCAATACTCTCGAAACATCAGCAACATTTAAGGATATAGATTCATCCTGAACTCTCAAACCATAAGCAGTGCTATTATATGTCAACCCATCATTAAGATTGGCAACAGAACTACCAGACCCTACAAAGTTTGATTTATCTACGGTAACTAACTGACTTCTTTGATATTCCTTTACTTTACTCTGAATTCCTTGCTTCTCTGCAGTTACACTAATTACAGTATTAGCATCTGAATTGGTATTAGCAGTTCCTAATCCAGCAAGACTTAAAGAAGCACCTCCACTCAATAACTCAAATTTATCAGCAGTGACTGTGGCAAAACCAGTAGTACTACCAAAATGAACTGAATATTGACTAATACTATAAGGTTCGAAAAATGCAGTTGATATAGCTACACCACTACCATCTTTAACTGCACTTATAGAAGCAGTACCACCCATTCCAGATAAAGATTGTCCTGTTAATTGTGCAGAAACAGTTAAATTAGAACTAGAAAAATCTACAGAAGAAATATTTCTTTCTGGAAGTATTCCATATAAACCAACATTTCTAGAATCTAAAGATGATACAGCTTGGAATATCGGTAATCTAGCAGTATTATCAACAGATCCTCTATATACTCCAGTAACAGAGGAAACCGTAGCAAGAGGTAAATTTCTACCACCATCACCAACACCAGTTATTACATTATAATTAACATCATCATTAGTGTCTTTTTGATATGAAAGTATATCACCTGGTTTAATATTAGTAAAGATTTTTCCAGGACTTTCAAGTTTATTACCACCACTTATATCACCTTGAGTAATTCCATTAGGAAAAGGAATTTGTTGTAAAACAGCATCTGCTTTAAAATCTTGAGTGTATGAACCTGCTGCAGTCTGCTTAATAGATTTAATATCTCTAGGACTAAACTTAATAACCTCTTTAATTAAGTTTCCTTGTTTTTCTTCACCATTAATGGTGATTGGTTCATTCTTAAGATATGTTCCGTTAGTACCATCGACATTTATCCAGTTTGTACTTATACCTGATCTCACAGGATCGGTTCCAGCAGAAACGGAATATCCTTCAGCTCCACTATTTTTACCCTTTATATGATAACCAATAGTAACTTCAGAGGCTGTTAAACTATCATTTAATGCAACTCTATCAAACATCTGGACATCATAAAGACGCAAATCCCAAGAACTTGCTTGTCCATTGGATTGATATGTTCTAGGAGTGGCAGAATATACTCTAGCCTTTCCTATAACTCCTACAACACTAGTACCTTGTTGCAATTCTCCATATAAATCAATAACTTCTCTATATTGTGGTTGACCTGAAAGATTATTAACAACTAAATTATTCCCCATATTGAAAGGAACACTTCCTGTGGTTGTTTTTGTATCTCTTGGTTTAGGTACATCTATAATACTAGTACCATCTGTCGTTACATCATATCCCTTTACATAAGCTTCACCTTCAGAAATTTTAACACACATCAAATCATCTGATGGAATATTACCACTTTCAGTTCTTTGATTGGCATAATATATTCCACCATTACCTAATCTATCATTTAATGAATTGGAAACATTAACAGTAAAAGGTTGTAAAGCATAATTTCCAGATTCTTCATATGTTCTTTCTGCAAGATAATCTCTAATTATATTATACTGAGTTTTATTATTAATCTTCTTGATTTGTCCATTATCAGTTCTTGCAATTTCGATAAAATCAGTATCATTTTTATCTGTAAGTATTTTTTTAGATAGAGTTAAAGAAATTTTAAGTCTATCAGCACCTGGTGCAGCATAATTTGTAAATCCTTTTGCATTATCATATAAAGAAGAATCATCCTTAGCACCTATTATTATTTCATCAATTTTTAATCCAATTCTATAAGAAGGATTATTAGTATAATGATCGAGAATTATGGTTTGTTTATCTACACTTACAAAGGTTCCTCTAACAAAATAAACACCCTTTGAAATGGATACAGCAGAACCAATAGATGTGGCATCACTAGCTATTAAGGTTGCAACAGAAGTTCCTGCATTAATAGTAGTATTTCCATATACCAAACTTTCTTTTACTAATAATCCTTCACCATCCACAAATTTAATTTTAGTCGGATCATATATACCAGCAGTCTCATATTTTACATATATTGTTATATCTTCTACATCACCACCATCAGGTAATGCAATAAATTCTACGGTTGCTGATACACCAGTAACTTCTCCCTCTACAACTTTACCAATTAATTCACTAGTATAAAGAGATATATCAATGCCAAATTGAGTGGCATTTAATTTTACGGCATCATATGCAACATCAATAGTTACCCCACCAGGTATGACCTCAGATCCCTCTTTAAACATATGAGATCCAAATTCTTCTACCTGATTTTGAAGAATGGACTGTAGAGATGTTAATTCTCTAGCTTGTACTGGAAATCCTGGTTTGAATAAGACCTTGTAAAAATTATTACTTGGGTCGAAATCATCATAATAGGGACTGATATTTAAATCTTTTTTCTGTGCCATGTTACTTTAAAATTCCAGGATGATTTTGATGTCTTCTTTTTGCCTACTGTCTCTAGTGACTTCTTTTCGATTGTCAATATAGATGACATCACCAGTTGTTTTATTTATCTCAGGATCAGCAAGACCTCCTGTAAAATATACCCCAAGATCTATTTGTTTATCACCATCAGTTACTGTTCTTCCAGTAAATGCTACAGAAACATTAACATCAGAAGGGCCGCCAGCATATGCAAACTCAATACTAGATGCATTGGTAGACTGAAATCCTAATACTTTAGCATCACTACTAATACCAATATAATCAGTCTGATCTACATTATTTCCATAATATAATGATCTATCTTGATAATACTTTAAAACACCAGTCTGTTTGTCATAAGAAGCAACATACCCTTTAGCAACACCAGTAGTATCAGTACGTGTTTGTGTTATTTTACCTCCTATAACAAGAGCTGCACTATCAAATCCAGAAGGGTCAATTTTAAGTGCACCTAAAGATGAGTACTGACTACCAGTAAATATAGTATTATTATCGGTATATGTTGTTGGATTTCTTACAATTCCTACCTGAGAAAATTTCGTGTCAGTTGGAAAGTCCTTAGTCGAATCATCAAATCTTGCATAAACTAAAACTCTATCAGCACCCAATTCTTTATAGATATCATAACCATGACCTCTAGAAGGAGGAATAATAGGTATCAATTTAGCAGGATATTGAGTAGTACTACCAGCAGGAAATTGTGAGGGTTGGAGAAGTCTTAAATCAACCATACCATAAGTATAACCACTTCCACCTGCAGTAACTACAGTAGAAGTAATAACCCCACCTGAAGCAGTAACAGAAACCTTACCTCCAGTACCATCACCCAATATATCTAATGTTGTAGTGCCACTTGTATACCCCTTCCCACCATTCTCAATATAAACCGTTTTAATTTGATTTTGGTTTATATCAGAATCAGCTGATTCTCTGACATTCTGAATTTGAGAATCTGTTGAGGTTGCCCAATCATTAGGAACAACAATATATTCGGTAGAATCAAATTTTACAATATCACTGGGTGATATGGAAAATAAGAATTTCCAAATATAACCATCATTACTAGTTCCAGCAGCAGAGGGTTCTAAATCCGTAAAGGTTGGTTCATCTTTAGATTTATTACCTTTAGCAGTTATAGAATCAGGAGCTCCCGAACTACCATTTTCTATACAAATATAAACATTATAATCACTATTAACTACAAAATAATTTGCATCATATAATCTTCCAGTCTGGGAATTAGGTGCTTTATTATTGATACTATAGTCATGCCTATACATATCATAATAAGTACTTTCAGTCCATTCAACTTTTCTTACAACTCTTCTTATATTGTTACTAACAATTCTTTTCCCAAAAAGAGAAGTCTCCCCATATTGAGATTCGTACTGAAAATTATCAGTTGGGTTAGGGGGACCAGATGCAGAATTCCAAGTATCTGTTCTACCAAATCCAGGATCGGGAGTTGTAGGATTACTGAGTCCTAGAAATACATAATAAGAATTATTAGTATCTAGTACGGAATCTACAAAATTACCTGCATTAAATATTCGGAATTGATCTGTTACGACAGCAGACATATTAATAGTTTTTTAGATATTTATAAGAGTTTATAAAAAATTAATTTGGTTCAATTCCACCAGTGTCTCTAATTCCCTCAGTTCTTCTTTGTAATGTTGGGAAAGTGGTCAATCCAGAATTAACAGTATAGTTACTAACTGCAAATCCGACTGGTGAATTTCTAGTTAAAGTTCCAGCCAATCTACCCCATGACAATCCTCCTATTGGTACAGTTCCACTTGATGTTATTCCAGCATGATTACCCAAATACTCAATGTTACATTTAATGTGTGCATTTGCATCTGGTGAAGTTGCAGTTCCATCTACAGATATATGAGCAACACGATAGATATTATCTAAGAAGGTTGTTCCAACTCCAACTATACCATTACCAGATTCATAGACAGAACTTACTCCAGACCCAACTTGTGTATCAAATACGGAAATAGGATAACCTACACTTAAATCAGCCCATGAACCCGTATTAATACCAGTTGCATGGATCATAATGGCAATAGTTGTACCAATACCTACTGCTGTTCCAATACCAGTGACAATTCCAGAGAATCCCTTAACAGAAGTAATATTAGTAATCAATTCAGATTTATATGAAGGAAGAGCAGCAATTACTTGAGGTGGATTTGTAGTTGTATAACCCAATCCAATTCCTGTAATTGTTGGAGTTCCTGTAAGAACTCCATTAGTTACAGTAACAGTTGCTGTTGCAGTTGATCCTATACCAACTGAACCATCTGGTTTAATGAAGGTGCCTACACCAACTGGTGGTGCAGTAATAGAAACTGAAGTTGTTGCCCCAACATAACCAGATCCACCACTAACAATAGTGAGTGCTGAAATAGTTCCAGAAGCAGATACTGTGGCAGTCAATGCAGCAGCAACGGGATTGGTGTTATCTACAATAAATCCACCAAGAGGAGATGCAGCAGGTACGACATCATATGCAAATAAATCTGCATTATCAAGATATACTTCATTATCAGTTGTTGAGAAATCACTAATAATTTTTCCAGTTGGGAATATCAATGATTCTAAACTCTCTCTAGATTTATAAACTACTTGACCATTGATAACCCTATCAAATTTCTGTTTAGTCCAACTTAATGATTTTGGTTTAGTATCACTAATACCATCTCCAGTATACAAATTAGTTTCGATTACATCTGATGTACTCAAATCTGCAATAAATCTAGAAGTTTGATTAATTTCTGTAGGTGGATTTTGTTCGATGATTTTATTCATCTGAACACTATCACCTACCTTAAGAGAAGGAATAATATTAGTTACTAATGAAGTATCAAGAGATGGAGTTCCACGATAGAAGAATATTGCGACATCATCTACCTCTTTAGGAGCTTCTGTAAATACAAAAGATGTACCACCCCCAAACTCATAGGCAACTCCTGGTTCCTGAATAATTCCATTAACAATAATGAATAATGCATTAGCAAGATTCATATATGGGAAATCAGGATTGTCTGGCAATTCAAAACTTAAGAGATCTCCATCATATCTTAAATCAAATCTCCTCTTACTTCCATCCTGTAAATCTTTAATACTATCAATATAATCAAATTGTCCAAATTGCCATGCTGCAAATGGATCACTATAAACGTCCAATACAGTAAATTGACATTCCTCTATAGGACTGGAGAGACTAGCATCTGTAACTAATCCTACAGGAGCAAATACATCACCACGTTGGAATGCATATCCATTTCTTGCTATTTCCCACTTATTCACTGCAAACTGTGTAGATCCTACACCAACAGTAGAAGCTGCTGATACTTGTAAATCTAAAAGTAATCCAACTCCAGTATCTGTGGTAGTTCCACCTGGAACTGATAATCTGGATATTCCAGTAACCCCTAAACCAGCGTATGATGGTTCAGGGATGTTGATAACTGGATTCTGGTAATTGGTACCACCAGCACCAATAGCAAAGGTTAGAGTTCCACCAATGCCTATCGTGGCTGTAACTGAACCACCTGAACCAGCATTCTCACCAACATATACTGTAAATGTATCTGTATCATAAGCAGTTATAGCAGTTGCTATTCCTGAAATACGATCACTTGCTCTTGGATAGGTATGCTCGGTTGCATAGTCATCCTTAGAGCATGTAAGAGTAATCTTATCATTAGCAAATGTTACAGTATCACTAGTGGTTTTTCCATGATTAGGTAAAGATACCACCATATATCCAGTTGCTGGATTATAGTCAACATATGAAGGTGCAGTAGTATAACCTACTATAGTACCTGATGTAGCACTTACAAACTTATGAGTAAATGGTATATCTGTGACTCCAATAGAAACCGTATCACCATAATAACCAGATCCAAGATTAGCATCTCCATACCAAGGCATTACACTACCACCACCGACAAAAGTATGAGGTATTGAGTTAATTCCTACTTCAGTTGTAAATTTATTTGTAGCACCAATACTTACGATTGTATAATCAAAACTTGTGCTACCCAATCCTACGGCGGCATATGGGAAGATATTACTTGTTGTTCCTGAATATCCACTTCTAACAATAATTGCCTCTGTACCAATACCTACAAATTGATGAACACTAGTGGTTCCGACACCAACATTAACCGTAATTGTACTATTGGTTGTTGAATTGATGTATGTAGATACTCCTGCAATTGGATCGGTACCGTGACGTGGATAAGAATGGTATGTTGCATCAGCATCAGCATCACAAGTAAATGTCAAGGAATCAGTCTTAATTCCAATGAATTGACCTGCTGCTAGATAGTGATCACCAACTGTCAATACTAAGTCACCTGTGGTTTGATTATAATCAGCATCATATACATTGAATGATCCACTGCAAGTAAATTCTAATCCTGCAAGTTTTACTTGATCTACAATTCCAACCTCAAAGTTATGGGCATTTTCAGTAGTAATCTCTAAATATCCAGTTTCATTATTATAGGATGCAGTTGTGATAGAATTACTAGG